GGCAGCCCAACGGGTATCCCACCCCAGGTCCCTCAGGCCAACGAGCTCGGCCTGGGCACCTACGCAAGGGGTAGCCCGTAGTCAACGTGCATAATCGTTGCAAAAAGAGGATCGACTATTTCGTCAAATAGCCCAACCTCAACGATCCGTTGACTGACATCGGCTGCACGGTCCAACCAGCCTGGATACCGGCGCTCGATGCTGGCTGGATCAGCAGCCAGGGAGGATCCGCCACCTTCGTATTCGTAACCGACGGCCTCCTGATGGTTTTTAGACCCCTTGAAACGATGCCTAAAGGCGTCGTCAAGGGCATTAGCTGGCTCGTTAATCCAGCTTTGAACGACGTTACCAACAAGTCGCTCCCCCCTTTCCTTCCAAGTCATACCCTGCCATTCCTGAACTGTAACCCCTAAGGTGATGTGCGTCAGGTCGCCATCACATGTGCCCAAACTACGGTACCGGCAGCCCAAGTTGGTCATGAATGACCATGAACCATCCACTAGCATCACGGGTGACCGCTTGACGAACTGCACCTTCTCGAACACGTCACATCCTTCCACAGATATGTCGTGCCCATGTGCAAAGGCTGCTAGTTTCATAGCTGCCATCACGTCACCGCGACGCAATTCGTTTTTAAAAGCTGAGATGGATAGGCCGAAGATGGTGTTGTCCACATGGTTTAACACAGTGGTCAAGACCGTACCACTCCCCTCACGGGGATAGGGTGTCTCAATACGGCACGGGCCCCGTGTGGTCATGAACTCGAATGGTAACCGACACTGGTCAACCAAGGCTTTGGCTGCCTCTAGATCTAGCTGTTTGAGCAACTCCTCCATAATGAAGAACTCAAACTCTTGCGCGCTAGAATCCTTGCTGACCTTATCAACGTTGTACCACCTGGTTGAGCCAATGTTAGTGGCTACAACAGCGTCGTCAGAGTACACGACAGTCACCACTGTTGGCATTGGACTGGTCGGGGCTAGGCGCAGGTATTCAAACGCCAGCCCCAACGTCTCGGGTGTGCATACGGACAAAGTCAGTACCTCAAAGAGGATCCCAAAACGGGTGACCTTTGTAAAGCCGAAGAGCCCAAGCTTGAGAAAATCCGGGAACTCTGGGCCAAGAAGACACCCGTCCGCATAGGACGCGAATAGCCGAGAAGCTTTACCTGGCTTGGCCCACTCCTTCTTGACGCACAACTTAATGGAACGATGATAGTCGAGTGGGTCTAACCGAGCATTCCAACGGAATTTCTGGATCGCTTGCCTGAGCGCCCGCTTCTGGTGTTCGACATTGGCAATGAAGTGTTTATGCACTTCATCCTGGAACTTGTACGTCATGTCCTCCCATGAGTTGCCATAGACACTCTTCCAGATGACACCAACACAGTCGAAAGCGCTAAGAGCTGCATGGGACAGCGAGGCTAGCTGCTGCTTAACCTCACCCGCTAGCCCACGCTCAACGCAGTGCATCTGGTGCAACCTCTTGGCAACTGTGTCTACGACAAGGTGGGCACAGTCCGCTAGCAGTAGTCTCTCAGTCGTGTGGAAGAACCGACTGTGAGCGTGCTCGTTGACGAGATATGGTCCTGCCAGAGACCCAGCTACCGCATAACTTTTGTAGTCATTCTCACGGTCAAGCTGGAAATTCCTTAGGGCTGACTCGAATTCTAGGTCAGAGGCCCCGCGGAATGTGCCTCGCATCCCTGTGTCCGCAACTGAGTTGCGTTTACACGCCAGCACACGCCTTAGCCCACGGGCGAAAGTGGGCCCAGAGGGGTTGTAGAGGACAAAATCGTTGACACCACGGAATCGGAAGTACTGCGACTTCCAGATTCGTTGCTCCTGCACAACGGCGCCAATACGGCCCTCATGCAATTCCTGCATGAGGAACTGTGGGTCCTCGACTGGGACTCCACGGATTGTGATCTCAACCCATGGCTTGGCCTCCCAGTCTAATGGCAATAAGCAGTCCGCGCCCTCAATGCGGACCACTCGGGTTTGGCGGATTATGGGGCCCGCGGCGCGCATGGCACTAGTCACAAAACTGTCGACCGCATCCCAAGACAACTTGGTTTGCGTCTCGTAGTCGAAATGAGCTTTGTGAACATAGTACCGCACGGTCTCCTGTAACAGTGGGTCCAGTGGTTGTGCAGCACTATAGGTTTTGCTGACAACCCTGTTGATGACATCCACGTTAGCTAACGGAGATGAGCCACGGGCCGGGCACTCGCGGTTTAGGAACGACAACAGAGCCGAGGCAATGGTGTAGGTTGTGTTACGAAATAGTTTCGTCTCACCCACCTGCCTCTGTTCGATCCATGGGAGTGCGGCGCAATGATGGCGACCGCGTCTCCCGCGTTGCTCATAACCAACCCCGCCCTGAGAAGCGTTTGGGACTAACTCACCAAGGGGAACGGTTGGATGCACTACGCCACTACCGCTGACGGCTACCCGCCGACCAGCCAAGTTTTCCAACTTGAACAGGCCGGCTCCAGTCAGTATGAACCCCTCATACTGAGCGATAGCCACTGGGCAATTGAGGATGCACAGCGAGTCAACCAGGACGTCTCCTGGGTTGCCCACTGGCACTTCCTCAACTACTTCCTCGACATTTCCACGTGCAGCTGGACGGCCTGCGGGCCGTTCAGCCATATCATCTGGATCATTGCGACCACCATTGACGGGGCGCTGATGAGCCAGATTCCTCATATTCGGATTTCTCACATCTCCATTCCGGAGGAGCCTCTGGCGTTGACGCCTGTTACCTTGATGTCTGTTGTTC